TAGACCAGCGGATCGTAGTTGATTACATTTTCTGGAATGACTTCTTGTGGTCACCCTGTCGTGTCTGGGAAGAACGGCGCTGGGTTGCAAGAAAAGCTTACATGACCCGAGAAGAGCTAATCGAGCGCTTCGGGGAAGTCAAGGGCAAGCAGTGTCCTCTCAACTACAACCCCACGAAGGTGGGTCAGAACGTCCAAGGGTCCACTCCTAAGGAGGACATCCTCAAGAAGGCCGTGGTCTACGAGATCTGGGACCGGACTGATCGTAAGGTGTACTGGTACTCCAAGGGGATGCCCGAGATTCTCGACGAGAAGGAAGACTTTCTGGGCTTGAAGGGCTTCGAGCCTTGTCCCCGTCCGATGCTGGCGAACATCTCTACGAGCAACACGACGCCTCGTCCTGACTATTACATGATCCAGGACCAGTACACAGAACTGGATACAGTAAACAACCGCATCTCCATGCTTATCCAAGCATGTAAGGTGGTGGGCGTCTACGACAAGTCAGCAATTGGCGTTTCTCGGATGCTGACAGAGGGCTTCGACAACCAGTTGATCCCTGTCGACAACTGGGCCATGTTCGCTGAGAAGGGCGGACTCAAGGGTCAGATTGACTGGCTCCCACTCGAATCAGTGGTTACCGCGCTTCGCGAGTTGAACGGTGCTCGTGAGGTCATCAAGGGTCAGATATATGAACTTACTGGAATCGCGGATATTGTTCGTGGTGCCTCGAAGGCGTCTGAGACCCTCGGCGCCCAGCAGATCAAGGCCCAGTTCGCTTCTATTCGTATCAAGAAGCTCCAAGACGAGGTTGCGCGCTTTGCAGGTGACCTCATGCGGATCAAAGCGGAGCTCATGGTCAAGCACTTCGACCCAGAAATGCTCATTAGGAAGTCCAACATCCTGGTTACGGGGAACGACGAGTGGCTTGTGGAGGCCATGCAAATCCTTACGACTGAGGAGGGGTTCGAGTGGCGCATCCAAGTGAATTCCGACACGCTTGCGCAAGCTGACTACGCCATGGAAAAGGCAGATCGGATCGAGGTTACCACTGCTATCAGCAATTTCATGGGCCAGATGGTCCCGCTCTTGCAGCAAGCTCCTGGTTCTGCCCCGCTCTTGCTGCAAATGATGAAGTGGGCTATCGCCGGGTTCAAGGGTGCAAATGAGATAGAGGGCACGATTGACCGTGAGTTGGACAAACTTGCTCGTGAGGCTATGACCCCACAGCAGCAGCCTGATCCTGCGGCTGCCAAGATGCAGATGGAGCAACAGAAGATGCAGCAAGAAGCTCAGCTCGAAGCTCAACGCATGCAAGCCGAGCAACAGATGAAGCAAGCTGAAGCACAGCAAAAGGCTCAGATCGAGCAACAGAAGGCCCAGGTTGAGATGCAGAAGGCTCAACAAGAGCTCCAGATTGAGCAACAACGGCTCATGATGGAGATGGCCATGGAGAAACAGCGCCTCGCAATGGAAATGCAAGCTGAGCGTGCGCGTCTTGAGATGGAAATGGCTATGGAGAAGCAGCGACTCATGATGGAACAGATGATGGGTCAAGTAAAGATCCAAACAGCACAAGCTTTGGGCCAAGCAAAAGTAGACACGGCGAAGGCAATGCCAGAAAAGAAGTCGGAGGCAAAGAATGACTAGACAAGCATGGGTCTACCCGTCAGACGGTAGCGATCCAGTAAGGAAAGAGGACTATCATGCGCCCGTGCCCGCTGGTGGAGTCACCTTTCTACCCGATCTACCGGATTTTACTTCGCCAATCGATGGGAAACGTTATTCTGGCAGAGCTGGTATGCGTGAGCATTGTCGTCGGCATGATGTTGTTCCTAACGCTGACTTGAAAGGGCTCCCACTCTTGACGGCTAATTCAGATACCAGGTCGTCAGACCAAAAGCGAGCAGATGCTGCTAATCGCAAGCAAATGCTTATTCAGCAAGTTAGTAAACACTATAGGTAATCCAAATGGGACTTGAGGATCGTCACGCCACCATCAGCGCAGCATTTGATGCTGCGGAAGAAGGACTTGACCACACTGAGGCAGTCGAACAGGTAGTCGCCGAAGTTCAGGCCGACGACAGTGCGGCCGAGGTGCTCAAAGAGGACACAAAAGGAGCCCCGGAGGATTCCGGACCGAAGGGCCCTGACAGGCCTACACCGGCCGAAACGAAATCCTCTGAGGCACCTGCTACCAATGAAGAAGCTAGGCAGTCTACTTTTCCAGTTGAGAAGGCTCCACAGGCATGGAAGCCAGCCCAAAAGGCTAAGTGGGCTTCCTTGGACCCTGACATTCGGCAGGAAGTGGTTCGTCGTGAGCGTGAAACTACGCAGGTGTTAAATGAGTCAGCTCAAGTTCGCCAGTTTGCGCAACAGTTTCATGGTACTATTCAGCCGTACCTCGCAAGGCTCCAAAGTTCTGGTACAGCTCCTCTCCGAGCAGTCCAGAATCTGCTCGCAGCGGATCACCTCCTTGCGACAGCGCCTAAAGCGCAGAAGGCCCAATATCTAGCCAAGCTTATCAACGACTATGGTGTTGACATTCTTGAGTTGGATGCTGCGCTTTCCGGTAAAGGTCCAGTTGATCCTGTAGCTTTGCGTGTGGAGCAGTTAGTCCAGCAGAGGATGGCCCCCATCCAGCAGTTCATGACTACGCAGCAGCAACAAGCAGCGTACCAGAGGCAGGCGCAGGTGCAGCAAGTCGTCCAAATCGTGGATACTATGGCAGTTCAAACGGACAAGTTCCCGCATTTTGATCAAGTGCGTGAAGATATGGCCGATGCTATTGAAATATATTCGAAACGTGGTGTTCACTTGAGCTTGGAAGAGGCATATAATAAAGCTGTTGCGATGGATCCGACCATTAGTCAGGTTGTAGCAAGTACTGCAGCTGCTGCAGCACAAGCCGGGTTAGCAGCTAAGGCGAATGCCAAAGCTCAGCGAGCTCTTAGGGCTTCTGCATCAGTTGGAGGTGCTCCCGGCGGCTCAACTGGCGGAAAACTAGACGCAAGTGATAGGCGCGCAGCCATTTCGGCAGCGTTTGAGTCTGTGGGAGGAAGGTGACATGTTTAGTCTTGTTCGCCGCATCCTAGGTCCTGGCAGATTCCCAATCCGAGAAGCACCTGGACTAACGCCTACGCCACAACCCGCACCGTTGCCACCTCCAAATCCTTCGGAGTGGCCATCCCAAACATCTGCACCGTACAAGGTGCGCTAGGAGCTCTAAATGGCTTTCCCAAACTCAGCGGTCAGTGACGTCATCGCCACGACCATTCAATCCCGTTCGGGTATCATCGCAGATAACGTCACGTCCAATAACGCCTTGCTCATGAAGTTGAAGCAGCGCGGGAACATCAAGACGTTCACTGGCGGTAATGTGATTTTGCAAGAACTCTCGTTCGCTGCCAACGGTAATGCCGGTTGGTATTCGGGCTATGAGACCTTGCCGATTGCTGCGCAAGACGTCATCAGTGCTGCGCAGTATGACATCAAGCAAGCTGCCTGCCCGGTGACCATCTCTGGTCTCGAGCAACTGCAGAATGCTGGCAAGGAAGCTATCATCGACCTGATGGATGCTCGCGTCCAAGTCGCTGAAGACAGTATGGCCAACCTGATCAACACTGGTTTGTACAGTGACGGTTCGGCTGCTAGCAACAAGCAGATCGATGGTCTGCTGAAGCAAGTTGCTACGACGCCGACTAACGTGATTGGTGGTATTGACCGCAACACGTGGGCCTTCTGGAAGAACCAGGTCTTTGATGCGTCTACTGATGGTGGCGCAGCTACTACTGCTGCCAACATCCAGACGTACTTTAACCGCCTGTGGGCTAAGCTGGTTCGGGGCAACGACCGCCCCGACCTGATTATGGTGGATAACGTGTACTGGGGCTTCTACATGGCCTCGCTGCAAGCAATCCAGCGTTTCAGTGGCACGGAAACGGCTAAGCTCGGTTTCGTTTCTGTGAAGTTCATGGATGCGGACGTGGTGCTCGACGGCGGTATTGTTACGTCTGGTAACACGAGCGTCCCGGCGTCGACTGCGTACTTCCTCAACACGAAGTATCTGTTCTATCGTCCGCATGCGCACCGCAACATGGTCCCCCTCTCTCCTGGACAGCGCTATTCTGTCAACCAGGATGCTGCGGTTCAGATTCTGGCTTGGGCTGGCAATCTGACTGCCTCCGGTCTGCAGTTCCAGGGCAAGATGGTTGAGTAATGGTCGGGGCTTCGGCCCCTTCCTTCGCAACCTAACAGGAGAAATACATGAGTGCTGGAAATGCATGCGCGGCAATCGGGTTGGCTAATACCAACAAGATTCCGATGATTGGTCTGTACGTCCAGGATGCAGATGGCCCTCCGGGACCAAGTGCTTCTGGTCCGCACATCGGGGTTACGGGTTCAGTCACGGG